AAGGACGTCTTCCGCGCATTGTTCCGCATCGCTGACAACTTCCTTTTGTCGTTCGGTTTTGTTGTCGTAATGCGACGGCAAATCCAAAATGTAAACTTCGAAGTCAAGCGTTTTCGTGCCGTCGTCGTAGGTCGCCCCCGTGTACACAACGTGCATCAAGGGATACAAACCTTCCTTCGACAAATCGACGTCTTCCGGCGCGCCAAATGAGAACGAACGGATGAAGTAGTGATTCGCCGCGAAGTCCGTGAATCGTTTTACGAACGTATTAAGAGTTACCATTCTTTTTCATTTGTAGCGCGTAATCCTTTAAATAGGCCAAATGCTGAAACACGACGTGCGTAGGTAGTTCCGTAACTTCCTCCAAACGCCGAAGGTCGTCTTGGGCAAGTTGGATGAGGGTTGCGTACCAACCCCATTTGATAGCGAACGCATCGCCGCCGCTTCCGTTTGAAGCAAAGAGTGTATCAAAGTTTCCAATCGTTCCGCTTTGATATTCCAAAAAAAAAGCATTGCGCCGCTAAACAGGTCCGCGGGCATTTCCTTAAACGCGTCCGCGTTCTCCTTCGCAGTGTACTTCGCGATTACGTACTTGTCGCCGCCCTTGATTCGGATTGGCCGATAAAGAACCGACATCAGCCGATGCGCGTTCGGCCAAAAATCCGCTTGGTATTTCTCGCAATCTATCCATTCCCCAACGCTGAATTCAGACCAATCCGGAATAAAGCCGTATTCGGTCCCGTTCAAGCGGAACGTCTTGCGATGTACGGCTTCCTCTTTTAAGCCATTGTAGGCCCCAAGAATCGATTCGATTTCATCGGGCGTAAGTTCCCTTGCCTTCGCTTCCGAAATGCGAAGGAGGGACGCCGTTTTAACGACGTCGGACGCGTCGGACATCGCGACCTGCAATTGACCCAACGTAAGGTCGCCCCAATTCTTCGGATTCGGCATTTCCTTATTGACGGAATATCGGTGATTCCTTCAAAGTTAGGCACAAAAAAAGGGGCCGAAGCCCCTTGCGTGTTGCTTGCTTGCATCGATTCACCAGCAACCCTTTTTCATTTCTTTCTTGATTTCAGCGCGACGGGCGATTGCATCCTTCTTTGTGCTGAAATAATCGGAAGTGTAACCATCGGAAACTTGAATGAAATAACCCCATTCCGTTGCCTCCAAATAAATCGTTTTGCCGTTTACAATTTCAATTTGGGTTTTGCAATTAGCGTTCATCGTTGTGCGTGTTGTTATTTGACCCCACAAACATACGGGACTTTTTTTGTCCTGCAACATTTCCGCAAACTTTTTTTTCGTTAGCCGATTCGGTACTTGCCGAAGTTGGGGTTCGATTGGTTGAACATCGCCGCGTAACGCGCCGCATCGATTGCGTGATTAAACGCGTCGACGGGTTCGTTCAGGACGCGTCCGTTCTTGTCTTCCCGCCATTTGTAGTTTCGCAACTCTTTAATGAGGTTCACGCTTCGCGATGTAACCGCCATCGGGCGCGAATGCAAGAATTGAATTCCCGCCCGGACCGAATCCGGACCCTTCTTCGCCGGGTGTACGTTCAACCCGTATCCGTGCAATTCGTCGATTGATTTCGGTTCGGCGGAATCGGCGACAACTTGCGATTTGCCTACGTTCAGAAGTTGCGCAATTTGCCGATTGGACAACCCGGTTTGATACATCACTTCGTCGAACAAGAACCCCGCCCCGTTCGTGTAAACCGCGACGCAAGCCGTCGGGTCGTTCGTGTATCCAAAGTCCAACCCGTACCCAAGTAACCTCCATTCCGCGCCGATTTCCTCAACTTGGATGTAATGGTTGAAGATGGTGCTTCGCGATTGCCCGCGTTCGCCCAATCCGTAGACGCGCCAAAAGTTCGAATCGGCATCCTTCAAGCGTTCGATTTCTGCAATCAACGCCGGGTCCAAATGCGGGTTGTCCTTGTATGTCGTTTGAAAAAACGCCGCATCGTCCCGCGGGATTACGTCGTTATAAATCCAATGGAATTCTTCGGAAGGGTTGTAGTCAAGTAAGATGTTCCCGGTTGTCCTGATGAGCAATTGCCGCCAATCTTCAAGCGTCAATTCGTTTGCCTCATTGATGTACAAAACGTCCCGTTTCCGCCCGCGTACTTTCTGCGGTTGGTCAACGCTTATGAACTCAATAAGGTTCCCGAAAAGGATGTACGTTGCTTCTGATTTGTTGTGGAATTCCTCCGAATACGCGTCTTCTCGATTGAGGATTTCGAAGAAGTCCCGCATCACGGACGCGCGCAACGCGGGGAACGTCTTGCGGCAAATCGTAATCGTCGCCCCGGCGTTTTTGTTTTGATAGCAAAGTTCGATGAGAACGAGAAGCAAGGAATACGTTTTGCCTGAACGCGTCCCGCCTTGATGGACCTGAATGCGCTTCGTGCATCCCTTCGCGTCGTAGTACGTCCGCGCTAAATTCATTCCTTGAACCACGACAACGGGCGCGATTCCTCAACTTGGATTTCCTGACGTTCGACGTATCCGCGCGCCTTGCCTTTCGTTTTGAGGAAGAAGATAACCGCCGCGGGGTTTTTGTCCTTGATTAGGGCGTGTAAATGCGATTCCGCAAAATCAATCGTCCGTTCCTCAATCAAGCGAACCGCTTCCTTGTATTCCGGGTCGCTTTTCAGCCAGTCGTAATGCGTCGACCGATTGATTCCCGCCTTTTCGCAAGCGGTCGAAACGATTCCAAGCGAACGTTCCAATGCGTCAAGAACGTCTTTTTTACTTGTTGTTTTTGTCGGTTTCATTTCGAATCAATTGCGCCTTTTGTTTGGTGAAATCTTCCCATCGTTTAACGATAACGTCGCAGTAATTCGGACTGATTTCCATTCCGAAGCAAGGTTGCGCGTTTTGTTCCGCCGCGATGAGCGTTGTTCCCGACCCAAGAAAAGGTTCGTACACTAAACCGGGCCACGATTGAACGAATACTTCCGCAAATTCGACGGAAAACGTCGCGGGATGTTCTGAACGGATTTTGCCGTATGAACGATTTACGCGAATGACTGAATCCGGAATTTTTGTATCCGGACGGGTGTACGACCCGTCAGCCGCCGCTTGTGAAAATCCGCTTATTTCGCCCGATTTTTTACGCAGTGAGGATGTCTTTTTTGTCTTTTGTCCACCTAATTTACTTATAACAATCTTCTTCGGCTTTTCCGCTTCTTTGTTGAAGTGAAATACGAATTCGTGCGAAGGTGCAAAGCGTCCGTTCCAATCGCCCGGCAAGCCAAAACCCGAATCCCATACATACCAACCAAACCGATTCCAACCTTCCGACCGCATCCATTCAATCCAAGTTTGCCAATACGGAACCCATTCGTTCTTCTGATGAACCAACCCCAAGTTCACGAGTACTTGCCCCTTCGGTTTCATTTGCAGGTTCGCGAATACGCCGCACATAAGCGCGTCCCAATCTTGTACCTTTTCCTTCCCTTCCTTCGTGTAATCCCTTTGTTGCAAGTACGGCGGCGACGTAAAACAAAGGTCCGCCTTTTGCCCGTCCATCAATCGCGCCACGTGTTCCGGGTTGGTGGAATCGCCGCACATTACGCGATGCTTCCCGAGAACGTAGATGTCGCCCGGTTGCGTTGTCGCTTCAATCGGAAGTTCCGGGACGTCGTCCGGGTCCGTGAACGTTTCGGGTTCTTCTTGGGGCATTTGCCAAACGTCCAAACCCCATTCCTCCAATTCCGCCGCGTCCCATTCGTTCGCAAGAATATCCCAATCCCATTCCCCGAAGCCGACGTTGTCCTTAATCAGAAACTCGGATTGCTTGTTTTCCGTCCATTTAACGACGTAAACGGGGACGTCCTTTATCCCGGCTTCCCGCAACGCCTTCAAGCGCATATTGCCCCCTAAAACGACGCCGTCGGACGTGCATACAATCGGGCGCGCTTCGAGCATTTCGGGAAAGTCCCGGACCGATTGCACCAATTTGCGAAATTTGTCGTCCTTAATGGTTCGCGGGTTGTTCGGGTTTTCCCGCAAATCCGCGACGGGCATTCGTTTAATCATTGTGCAAGATATTTCCGCGAACGTCTTCCGCGACAACCTGCAACCAAAGCGTTTCCGTCGTGTCCATCGGTCGCGCGAATTCGCGTTGGGCGATTGGCTCGTTCTTCAACATCGGGTTCCGCGCGCCGTAGTAATGGACAAGCCCGGCTTCGGCGTACGCAAGGATGTTACGCGCGATTTCTTCGCGTTCTTCGGGCGTGTAAATCAGGTCCATTCCTTGATGTATTCCC